CAGGCTCGAAACAAGCCGGGTCTACCAGCAGCTCATGGGTACGGCATAATTCCTTTAATCTATCGCTGAGCTGCCGCCAATTGTTTTGATCTATCGTTTTGGTGAACGGCCAGTATGCGTGTATCCCGCGCCCAGAATTTACGATCACGGGTCTGGGTAACCCGATAGTTTTGCAGAAGCTTTGCAGCTCTTGTAGGCCGGTGGCTTGGTCTATGTACCCGTCGCCCTCGGCAGCTTTCTCTTCCCCGCAGTCTATGTCTACCCACAGTGCCTTGAAGTAGGCAGCGTTGTCCTTGGTGCGGCTCTCATTTGTCTTGTACTTTGCGCAACCAAAGTAGACATCGTACTTCAGGGAGATTAATTGCTCGACTAACTCATCTACTTCTTCTCTAGTCTCTACAAGATGCTGGTCAACCTTCTTGCCTCTAATACCTACAACTGCGTACCACCCCTCGGGGGCGAGTACTGTGTCTAGCAAGTCAAAGTTAGCCATGGATAAACTCGGAAAAAAAGGGAGGGGTCTCCCCCTCCCAAAGCCGCAGGGCGCGGCGCGAGAAGCTATTTAATCGTCAGCACTCCACGCATTAACCACATCAGCCAAGCTCTTGCCCTCCGTAGGCGCAGGCGTCGCTTTCTTGCTCGAACGCTTCGTTGGCTCAGCGATAGCGGGTTCATCCTCCTCTTCTTCCACAACCTTCGCCTTAGGCGCAGGCTTACTCGCGGTTTCGAACTCCTCGTCATTGCCCTCACCTTTATCCACGGCGGCTACGTTCAGGATGACTGCTTTCTGGGCTTCAGGCGATACCACAGCCTCGTCTACGACTGCTTGCAGCTCAGGGTGCGACGCCACAAAATCCACGGCACGGAAGCGCACCTGCTGGTTGTCGTCCTCGTCAAAGCTCAGCTCAGTAATCACACCGTCAATGTTCTCACCGTTAGCAATCACGTAGTCGATGTAGGCGTTCAGCGGGAACAGCTGGCCAGCGCCCTTACCAAAGATTGACTTTGATGCAAGCTTAAGCTGGTAGATATCACCGTGGTTATTGCCGCCGATCTCGTCCGGTAACACAACAGCTACACGACGCTCGAACCGGCATGCGCGGGTTGTACCCTGACCGGAGCCCTTGACGTTCTGTGGGCAGGTCTCGCATTTCTTAGCCTGTGGCTCTTTGATGCTAGCGTCCGGTGCATTACCGTCGTTCGACCAGCAGTCAGGTGCTGTGGCTTCCGCGCTAGGGTCGTAGGCTTTCATGTAGAAAGTGCGCTGGGCAGTTGCCTGAGCTACACCTACCAGTACCACGCGCAGCGGTGCGTTGAACTTGCCAGCCACGTCGCCATTAACTACACGCACGAACTTGCCGTTGCGGGGCGAGATGCGCTTTAGACGGTTAGCTTTCATCAGGCTCTGAGTCAGAGCACTGGGGGATTTCTTACCAGCGATAGCTACGTCGCGGTTCTTAAAAATTGAAACTTCGTTAGTCATTCTTGCCTCTCCTTACTGTGATCTTAAACTGGCTATCTACAAGCATGCCGGGTGGGAATACATCTGGGTTCTCTTCAATAAACTGCTTCATGTTGGTCTGATGTATACGGCGCTCAAGCAAACCATACGCATCATTATCACGGATGAAGTTGTACATAGAGTCCCAGTCGTTAGTCCAGTAGCGTGTAGCTACACGGCGCATAACGGTACCTGCTGGGGTTTTAATGCTGGTGGATTCGGTGTCTCTGAAGACCTCTAACATCTCGGCTTCAACAACAGCCATCTGCTCAGCAAGCTTCTTATCTTCCTCTTCGTACGCGGTTTTTATTTTGTCCCGCTCATCGCGTATCTTGAGATAGATAGTGGCCAGCTGATTCACTGACGTATCACTCATTTTAGCTCCTAATTAAGTGGCCATTTTTTGTTCGGGGTAGTATCTTCCTTTCCTTTCTTAGTGCTGCCTTGACGTATAGCAGGATTATAGTTTTCAGAAAAAGCTAAACCAGCATCCGGCCCATACTTTAAGTACTCTAAAAATTCTACAAAAAACGGATTTTTACCCGGGTACCACTCGTTAGGCGGCATCGGGACTCTAATCCTACCAAATGCTACTGATAAAGAAGCATGTAGGCTTTGCTCTTGTTGCAATGTTCCGTAAGTAGTAAACAGCAATTTTATTTCGTAAGGGTTGCCCGTCTGTAACTCCGCAATCCGTTTCGTTGCGTCTTCGCTTTTCGAAAACCCTATTTTGACAAATTTATTATCTAGGATGCTTGCGGCATAGATCATGGCTACCTCGTGACTTTATCTTACACCAAGTTCCTGCTTATACAACTCAATTATTTTGTTATGGTTCGTGATGTTATTTTGCAACATGTAATACATCCGTCGCTCTACTTCGCTGCCTTTCACATGAACAATAGTCATGGCATTTTTCTGTCCCGGTCTATTAATTCGCGCATTAGCCTGAAGGTAGGTTTCCACAGAAGTGACGGGTGCGTACCAGATGACTGTATTGGCAGCAGTAAGCGTAAGTCCATGCGATGCAGCTTGTGGCTGTATGATGAGAACTTTCGGCTCCTTTTCATTTTGGAATCTCTGGATGATGTCATGTCTTTTATTAACTGTTACCTGACCGCTAATTATCTCTGCGGTAATTCCAGCCTTTGCCAGATGGCTTTTAAGAAGCTCGATAGTATGTGTGAAGGGGACGAACACCAGCACCTTGTGACTGGACTCCTCGATAACCTCCTGCACTACGTTGAGTCGATTAGTCACATCGAACTCTATGACTTCTTTGTCATCTGAATAGACTGCGCCGCCTGATATTTGTAGCAGCTTGTTAAGCTTTACAGCTGCGTTGACTGCAGTAACTTCTTCTCCGTCTGCTGCCATCAGCATCTGATCTTTGAGCACCTTGTAGTACTTAGCCTGTTGTGGTGTCAGCGGCGCTTCCCGCTCGACAAACGTAACCTCCGGCAAGTCTAGACACTGCGCTTTTTCAAACCGTATAGCTGGCTGCAGGGCGTTGTGCACTATAGCCTCAGCGTTCTGGCGCGGTATCCAGCGGAACTGCCCCACTTTCTCCATCACCTTGTCGCGGAACTGACCGAAGAACTTAGGCACACCGTCAGGGTTTACCAGCTTAGCCAGACCATACGCATCCACTGGCGACTGCGCAGCAGGTGTGCCTGTTAGCATCCACAGCCATGTGTCGGGCGTTACCAAAGATTTCAGCGCCTTCCAGCGGTTCGTCTGCATGTTCTTGTAGGCGCTAGCTTCGTCAGCCACGATCAGATCAAACCCACCGTTAGCTATCTCATCTTTGACGATATCCACACCATCAAAGTTAATGATGACAAACTCAGCATCGCCTTGAATAATCTTAGCGCGCTGCTCCCGCTTCCCATGCGCCACGTCACAGCTGCGGTGCACAGCAAACTTAAACAGGTCAGCTTGCCATGCAGACTTCATGATCGACAGCGGACAGATAATCAGCACCCGCTTTACTAACCCTAGCTTCATCAGATAGTCAGCTGCCCAGATAACTGCTGCTGTCTTGCCAGTGCCTTGCTCGTTAAAACAAAATGCTTTCTTACGCAGCGTCAGGAACGATGCTGTTTCTTTCTGATGTGCAAACGGACGGAACTGCCCCGGCCAGTCATAGTCCCTAGTGATAGTACTAGGCACGTTCTTGATCTTCAGGGTAGCTAGCTCTTGCGCTTCCTTCAGGCCGAAGAAAACGGCAACGTCGTGTAGCCCATCAGGTAGCCACCCGATGATCTTACTTTTCTTAATCTTCTCGGTGACTAGATGTGGTCGTCTAGTTCTTATCACGAGTACCTTGTTATCTATGATTTGCACTTTATTTTTTGCGTTCGCGTTTACTCGTCTCTGACACAAGGTCATGCCCAGCGTTGCGGCGGAACGAACGATTCTTGCCCGGTGCTTCTAGCTTGATACCGTCTTTGTTCGCACCGCCTTTAGACAAAGCTTTAACGTGTGCTACGTCTTTACCTGCACGGCTTACGCCGTCTTTGTCTAGCTTGCGTCGTGCTCGCTGGCGCTCCATGCGGTCAGGCAACTCACCGCGTTCTTTCTGCTGCTCGTATTCTTTTTTATACGGGCGGGGTTTGTTCACGTAAGGCATTGTTTATCTCCTTAACATCTCCGTTATTCCGGTCAGGCGAAAGCTTATGCACCCTAAGATCGCCAGCGTCTAAACCAAAATCTTCTGGCTTGCTTTCCCATAATGGTTTACGTTCTTCTCTTTCTGAGGCGCGCATTGCTTTACCGATTGCAACGGTAATCTCCATCATCATGCTATGCTTTTCTTCTTGAATCGCTTTGTGCACTTCAGCAACTACGGCTTTGCTTAGGGTTCTATTCAGAGCGTACTGTACTTCTTTCTCTACACGCTCTCTCATTTTCCCTTCAAGAATAATCGCTGAGTCTATCGCTGCCTGATCTAGCTCTTCCATGTTAGCTCCTTGTGTTATGTGCGCACTCCGTCACGGGGCAGTACCGGCATAGGGGGCCCGACACTGGGTTCCATACGTTTGTTTTAATAGCTGCTTCTAGTCTTGTCAGCTCAGGCTCCATGCTGTTCAGGTACGACGAGCGCATGATGAACTCGTGCTCTTTCTTAACCATCTCGTTGCTTACCACGAAAAGCAGGGCTGACTTTATATTAGCCACTTTCGGGAAGTGCGTAAACACCGCACCGGCCAGCAGGTCTAGCTGTTTTGTATCTGCGTACTTTGCGTTTTTACTTGTCTTATAGTCAACAAGCCAAGCCTGTTGTTTCTCTTCGTTAATTATGAGCAGGTCGGCTATGCCGCGCCACCATACATCTTTGGCAAAGAAGTCACACGCCACGAAGCGACCGTCCCGTTTCGCCACGCCCAGTTTGATTTCACAGTACTTGTCGCCCTCAATACGCTTAAGAGCTTCCAGTGTCGGCGCGATAAAACTAAACTTCGGCGGTATGGGAGTGGCATCCTTAATATAATTCTCTGCTGCTGAATGTAGCTCCTTGCCGTAAATGGTTGCGGTAGAGTCTTCATCCTTCACATCCTTTACTATGCGTAGGTGGTAGTACTTCTTCGGGCACTGGTCGAAGGTCTTGATGCTGCTGTATGACCACGCTGGAATCATACTTTCACTCCCATCGTTTGCTCTACGTAAGCTTCCATCAAGTTCTGGGCTATCATCTGGATAGAGTAGGCTTCAAATTCTTTACTAGGGTTGGCCTCGTTTATATCCTTACAGTATGTTTGCCAGACATGTACAGCCTCATGTACAAGTAGTCCGGCTACTTGAATATTCGTAACAGTAGGTGGGGCGGGTTCCATACACACTAAGCACAGCGTTTTACCGTCATAGTCAACCGCATGGGTAGTAGCGTGAGCACCGTCTGATATCCACTGCGGCCTACCTTCTTTCGGCGCTTCAATGTAGTCTAGTATGGCGTGAAAGTATTTCTCTTTAGTGCATAACGCTAGGTAATGCCCGACGATCAAAGCCCGAGGTAAGAATAAGTCTTTAGCTTTCATTCTCTCAACCCTTTACTATCTGGATTACTAACCCGCATAGCACTACAAAAGCAAATATAAAAACGGTTACACCAAACAACAATTCATCTCTGTGTCTGTCACGTAGGTATTCCGCATGGAGCCGCTCCATAATTTCTTGTCGTTCGTTACTGTTCATATCTTCCTCTGGCAAATAAACGCCTGAATGTCCACGCGGAAAGCGCCAGCAAACTTGCAGTCAGCAGCGATGCGGCTCTCGGTGTTGACGTTGCCTATCCACAACCCCAGAAAGAACAGGACTATAGCTACTAGCGATTTTGCCCAGACTTCTGTAATGAAGTCCCATATCTTCCTGAAGTTGATTGCGTCTACTATCATTTCTCTAAGCCCTTCATTATCATGACCATAGCGATAGCCTGACTAAGTGTCTGACCTTCTTCTACGATAAACATCTCGTGCTCCCAGTCAAAGTGTCCGTGATGGTTAGTCTTCTTAGTGCTTACTTCTAGCAGACGCCCGTTTACCGCTGGTACCATCTTAACCATAACCTCCGGCATGGTGCTGTGGTCTGAATCAGAGCGGAGTACTGCGCTTTCCTTACACACCTTTTTATTTTCTGCGCGCTGTCTAAACTTAAACGCCATTTCCCCAACAGCCGCGCCAGCTACCCCACATATCACACCTAACACTAAGCTCGTTGTGTCTAACATTCTCCGTAGCTCCTTCCGTAGCCTGCCTCACAGTTAAGCGGCAGGTCTGGTGCCCACTCAGGGCGAAGTTTCATACATAGCTCGACGAACTCTTTGCCTGTGTCCTTTTCTTCTTCCGGGACTATGCAGGCGATAGCGTCGTGCACCGTCATTACTATCTTGTACTTCTTGGCAATAATCAGCATCTGATTACCGATGACAATACGCGCTAGGGCTTGGCAAACATTCTCTGTTACCTTGCCGCCATATATCCTATTCGGTATGGTGGCTTTACCCCTCTTTGTATCGTACACCATTTCTGCAGAGCCGTCATCCCTTTGTGTGACGCGCAGGTTCGGGTACTTTATATACATACCGTTAGGTAACTTGATGCCTCGTTTACCTTCTATCTTTAGCACGCCATCACGACCTAGCGTACTTGTTTGGTTGTCGCGGATATGTTCAAGAGCCTTGCCTGCAGCCTTCCAGAAGGCGGCAATCTTCGGGTACGTCTCACGGTAAACGGAGATGATGCGCTGGCATTCTTCAAGTTCCAGAGTCGTTCCGAAAACTTTAAGTTGTGCTTGGAACTTCTGAGCACCCATGCCATACCCCGCCCCCAAGATCGTAGTCTTCCCAACGAACCTCTCTTCTTTAGAAATCTGCGAGATGTCTTTGTTGTAAATAGCCGACGCCATGATCTTATAAACATCTTCGCCTTTCTCGAAAGCATCTACTAGATCATCCTGCCCAGCCAGCCACGCCAGCGTCCGCGCCTCGATCTGCGACGAGTCTGAGTCGATCATCACGTAGCCATCAGGCGCTTTGATTGCGTACTTAAGCTTGCTTGTGCGGGGAAGGTTTTGAAGGTTTAGTTTGTCATCACCACCCCACCGTCCTGTGTGGGCGGCGTAGTAGCGTAGGGGAACTTCCT